TCCATATATGAGGAGTTATAATCATCTCACCCGATATTGTTGATGTTCCAGAAATTTTTATCAGTCCACTGCCGTTTGGAAGTATTCGCCATTTAGTTATACCGTATTTAATTTCAATCGGATCGGCAGCAAAAGCAGAGGGACAAAAAGCTACACAAACAATTAATAATAACAATATCATAAAGATTTTATTCATATTTCACCACCAAATTAAAATTCATTGCCGCAGCCTTATTATTAATCTTTATATGCAATTGTCTCCGACAATCCATATCTTGATATATAATTTTTTGGAATAGATTAATCATATTAGATTCTGAGGAATCACCGATCCAGATGATGTCCCTTACCTGTTTCGCTGCTTTGCTAAAAATGCCGAGACTAAACATCCCGCTGGCATTGGCAGACAAAAAAATCTGATTAATTTTGCAATCAATAAATGGCAAATCAAATTCTTTTGTTATACCCGCTTCAATTTCGCCTAAATCTGCCTCCATAATATTCCCTGTTTTTTTGTAACTTAAGTCTAATATTTCCATTATTCTACCTCAATGTTTTTTGTCTCGGCTAATAACTGGATAACTGCACCAGCTACTAATGTCTGTGGTTTCGCTGGCTGCATTCGTGGTCTAAAATCAATCTCCAGTAATGATGCCTCCAAACAATATCCGTCTAATGTGCGATTTTTCCGCAGCACTCTTTCAATCTTCAATGCCAATACCCCAACCTTTTCCTCAATCTCTGATGCAATCACATGATCAATACTTTTCACATCAACCAGATTTATTTCAGCCAACTGCAACCATATTTCCATAACCATCTTTATTCGTACGATACTCGGCACAACAATAAATGTATCTGGCTGTTTCACTTGCCTTGTAACGCATACCACAGGGAACAGGCTCAAATCAATGAACGGTGGAACACAAGGGAACACTGCCTTAATTCCGATTGTCTCTTTTTCTCTCTCAAGAATTGCAACAGTATTTGAAATGATATCGTTGTAATAATTCCCTGTATTAATCATTTTACCGCCCTACATTTTTCGTCCAGCTTTTTACGCAGCCAATACCCAAAATTCAGATTAATATCTTCCTCGTCTTGCTTTTCTAACTCGCACCATATCCGTGATGGTGCTTTGACCCCGCTCTGCACATATGCAGCATAAGGAATAATATCAGTATCAACGCCCCATGCCAGACTTGTTGGTGTCTCCTCACAGACATTCCCTTGCCTGCCCTTCTCGGTTGCTGCATGATATAGTTTTTGTGTCAACTGCAATATCGGCTTGCCAGGATAATATCTTTCTTTCCATGCCTTATATCGTGGACTCAATGCTGCCCATCTGCCACGATTTTCAGTCTCAAATCGTTCTTTTAATACTCCCTTTACAAATGGAATTAGCAAAATCCAAAAACTTCTTAAATCGCTTAATATTTCTTTCTCAATCCCTTCTGTAAGGGATTTAATCTTATCAAAACTTGGTGATGCCTTTATGCTAACCGCTACACCCATAACCGCACCCCATCTGCCGTCTAAACTCGGTCATTTTCACCTGTGCAGCGTCCCTAAATTCCGTGCTTACATCCAGCTTGTCAATCCCCTGCACACTGATTGATACCCCTATCCAACGGTCTGGCTCTTCAGATTTTATTCTGTCGCTGAATGCCTCAGCACATAATAACAACATTTCTGTATTTTTAATCTCGGATATGTCTGGAGTAGTTGCGTATTCAATCTTTATCTGTGTTTCAACTACAGCCTTACCCGTATCAGCATACATCACTGTTTTTATTTTTCCATTTTCCTCACGAAAAATTATCTCAGTATTCCCAATCAAAATGCTATTAACCCACAACGCCCCTGTAGGAATAGCATAATATCCATCAATCCCAATATCCACTGTTTCAACAATTATCTTAGGCTTATACTTTGCGTATTCCTGCACCGCACCATCAATCACACTGTCAAGTTCAATATCATCAAAATCGTTATACTCAATCCTTGCCTCGATTGTGCCAGCAATAAATCCTGTGCAATTTATTACCGTGATTTTTTTACTAAAAGGTTTTGTAGTCGTCTTTGAGCCATTAGCCGTGAATGTTAGGGTTTCAGTCTGTGCCGTTCCCTTCCCATCCTCACCGCACACCTCGACCGTTCCCCATGCGGTAGCTGCTACAACTATTACTGTGATTGTCGAGGTGTGCGGTATCCGTCTAGCAGAGGTAATCGACGCTATTATCGGTGTTACCCCTACCAGACTTGTTCTGTCTCGAAGCCTATCTCTCAGTTTATCTCTTAATTCTGTGCTGGTCAATTCAGCCCCCTATCTTACTGTCCAATCCCAACGGTTGCCAACTTTGCCGATACAAAGCAATCAATACCCTCTGTCTCCAGTGCCTGATACTCAGACTCGGCTACACCAGCAGTTAGTATCGGTCCCACAATCTTGTATGGTATATGGTTTCTGACTGCAATTGCACCCCTTACCCCAATAATCATTCTCTCATCAGGAATAATTGGTGATTTTGTTGGCACAAGTCCTGCAAACCGCTCAATCCAGCCTGATGCTCCGATAATATTAGCAGCATTACTACCAGCCTGATGATATAATGCAGAGTTGCTAATCATATCGGTTGTTGAGGTTGATGCTGCCAAGAAATTAGCGTCAAAATATCTCGATGCAAGCAGCTGGCTCTTCACCTGTCCTGTCAACTGATGTAATCCTTTCAGATGCTCTTCAAAGGTTATTCCCACTGACGGTGTCATCATCCATACCCTTGCATTCCGAGTATAGGTATATTTTGCCTTGTATGGAGCGGTCAGACCACCAGTTACAGGTGCACCACTTATCACTATAGCACCATCAGGATACAGCACATAATAATCAGCCAAAGCAGATGTCAAATCGTTTTCTGTCATCCTCACAGAGCCATCAGACTGTAAATAGCCAAACACCAATGTCTGTGATGTGGCAGAGCTATCAACAACAATTACTGCCTGCAATGCTGATGTCACATCGATGCCTGCTCTTGCGATATAGGTTGCTGCAAGATTATTGTTTGCGTCAAACTTTTTAATAAACTCGCTCTTAACCCACATATGATTTTTGTTTGCTGCTGCACTTTCTACCGTTGGGTTTTGCTGATAATTCTTGCCACCATGCACAGCATACCATGTGTTAGTTGTCCCCACCCGTATTAATGTCTCAGCAGTTGCTACATTTACCGTATCATGGCAATCAGCCTTTGCCAGCATCAAACCATAAATATACTTATCTTTCCGTCTTCCAAAATCCTTTGCCAGTGCTGCGATTGTCCGTGCCTCCAAATCGTAGTTACCCGCAGACTTTGCAGCAACAAGAGCCTCCTCGTAAAGGCTAATCCTTAATTTAAGACACTCAGAATACATCGGAAATTTTACCAGCGACATTGCTGCCTTTGAAATCATTCCACCTTGTGCAATCTTCAGGGCATTAATATCAGCAGTAGCGCTTTCAGAGTATGTCTCTAAAAACACATTGAATGGTGAAGAAGTCATCAGCCCTAAATCACAAAGGTCAAGAGCAGTCATGATCTGGAATGCTTGCTCAATTACCGTTGCAGCGTATTGGTTTACTGTCGGCAAATTCCCTGCCCCCATCGTATCTGCCTCACTCAACAATGCCTGATGATTTATCCTAACAAAATTCTGCATCACTTCGTTTTTATGTGCAGTAATTCTATCGCTCATCTTGGCAGGTTGATAACCATCCATTGATAATATCCTGCCCACTGCCTCATTGAGTTTCGCAATCCGTTCACCACCAGGGATAGCAGTGTCTCCAACCTCAATATGAGATTGTCCATGCCTCCCAGAGGCAAATCCTCTGCTCTCTAATTTTGCCGATGCAATGGCAGAATCCATTATCCTAATCTTCTCATCCATCCGTGAAAAAACAACATCCTTGTCGCCAGAATAATCCAGCCCCTCAAAAATTATCTTCTGTTGTGGAGCAGTAAACCGACTGAACTTAAAGTCTGCCACAGTCACCCTTTCCTTTACTGCTGCTTCGTTTGCTCGCATAGTCTCCAATGCCTCGTTTTTAGCAAGCAATTCATCCATTTTCTTTCTCTGCTCGTTCAAGTCATTCATTTTACTATCGATTGATGCAATTGCATCATCTTTCGCTTTGGCAAGCATCTCATCCAATTGAACTTGTGTCACATCCATTGTAATCATCTCCTTTTTGCTTTCTAATATCTCAACTCGGTTTCCTTTATCCTGCACGCCTGCCATGTTCGGCGGTAATAAGTCATACCCGTAAACTTGTTGGCTTTCAACAATTTCAATGGGCTTTCCATTAATATTCTCGGTATGGCTATACCCTTCCCCACGCTGGCTGACTTGTAAGGGAATACCTGCTTTTATTACTTCCATGCAATCCGCACCTGTTGAAGTGGGGATAAAAATAACCTCATTTAATGATACCGTTCCTGTCGACTCATTAAAATCGAGTTTTGCAATCTTTGCGATAATTGATGCAACTGTTCCATTATTGTTTTTGGGATGGGTATCATACATGGTGAGCGAGTTCATTTCTGCCAATCGTTTTTGCTGCTCGACTGATTCTCTCAATACTGCTACTGGATATTTCCGATTGTTTTCGTTTATAATATCGGCTTTCTGTGCTACAGGGATTTTAACCCGCAGTGAGACCGTTTTCCCTTTAGCGTCCTTTTGCTCTTCCAATATCTCATAATCTGAGAGGGTAATCACTTCGTTAATCTGGTGCGGTTTTCTACCTTCAAACAGATTGGTCTCGTTCTTGGATTGTAATCCTTCCAGCTTAAACAAAGCCTCATTGACTTTTTTTATTATCGTGATCAACTCAACCTCTTGGATATTGCTAATGATATAATCTCCTTCATGCTCGGCATACTCTGCCTGATAATACTTAGCAGCGTTACTATTCCAGCTTGAGAAGATAATTATATCGGCAAAAACCCCTTCAATATAACAATCATCACCTTTGATTGCCCTTAATGCCATATTCAGCTTTTCTCTTTTCTCTTCCTGACTACCTGTAATGCTTTCATTCGTGATAGTGTTTGCACCAATCAAGTCGGAGACTAATTTTAATATCTCTTTCAGCTTAGCCGTGTCTCCATCAGAGTTTCGCTTGCCAATCTCATCTAACTGCTGCCGTATTTCTTTTATATCCATGTTTTTTTCCTCATTGATAACCCACTGGTCATCTTTTTTGTGATATGCCTTCTTCACCGCTGCCCATGCCACAGAGACAGCATAAATCTCTTTACTTGCAGCCCTTGACTTCTCGGCATCATAACTTTCCTCTGCTGAATTATATGCAGCTATCCAAATGTCTCTTGCCCCCTTTGGTAATCCTTTTATTGTTTCTGGATAGTCTGTTTTTGTGTATGGCATTTATTCCCCCTCATATATGATCTTTGAACCATTGTCGAAATATATTGTTTTTGCTTCTGTATCAATCTTTATGCACTTGCCTAATGTATAATAATTCACAATACCATTCATATTGATATAGATTGTATTTATTCCCATTACAGAGCTAAAGGAATGGACAGTTGATTCGCTTTTAATTTCTTCTATAATATTTTTGATAATTTTAATATCATCTGCGTTTTCAACTATCTTTTTCACTGCTTTAGTTTTCACTGCCATATATCCTCCTGTAAATAAAAAAGGTTACCAAAAACAATTAAGTCTTGATAACCTCTTTTCCGCTTAGCCTTTTACGCCTGCGTAAAGTCAATTATTTACTATAATATCATTATACACTATCTTTTTACTTTTGTCAAGTATTATTTTTGAAAAATTTTACAGGGGAATAATTTATTTTTCTTTCTTAATATTTCTTTATTATATTTCTTTATTATATTCGCACTGGCTACCAGTGCACCCCCCCTACTTCTCTATATCCGCAATCTGATATTTACAGGCTTCTTCAAAATTACCTTGCTTCCATCTCAGAAACTTATTTTTAATCAATTCTTTTTTTGCATGAGTAATGCTATATTGAGTAATCCAGTGTCTCTAATCAATATTCTATCACTCCGATAAAATATTCCTTGTTCGTCAGCATAATAATTTCGTATTTTGCACAAATAGAAATATAATACCTTAGCACTTGGATTTAACTCTTTGTGATGCAGTTGTGAGGTGAGAAACAGGATAGTAATCTGCGGTTGGTTCGCCCTTATCGTTTGTCATAATGCCCCCCTATAGGTCAAAAAAATAATAGGTAAAGGGAAAACTATTGTATAGGGCAATAATTTTATTACGGTTGCAAGCCAACCCTTACCTAATTGTTTTAATTATAGCATATTATGTGGATTTTGTCAATCATTCATTGGCTTTAATTGCCGTCCTAACAATTCTTTCCTCGTGATTTTTATGCCGTCTGGCGTGAGGAATACCGACTCCAAAGATAATGGGACACCATCCCCGATATTAACCGTAAAGTCTATTTTTCCGTGTCTTACCAACTCAATAGCATTCGTAATTTTGTCTTGCAAGTCAAATCTGTTTGTTGACATTAGATAATCTCCCCCTCTTCAAATTCAATATCACCATTAGCATTCTTTCCGATATACTGCAAACTACAATAACAATTCGTCATGCAAGTTGTGTTTCCATCTCCAGGAAAACAAGGCAATGTCTCAGCCGTATATGGACTATTTGCTGCTAAATCTGGACAATCATCACAGTGTTCTGTTATTGGCAATCCAAGCTCCCAGTATATCTCGACTTCCTGCCCTTCAAATGCACTCGTTTTGCCAGCCTGATATAAGGTATTCCCTTTTCCAGCATACAAATCCGCCCTTGCTCTGATAGCGTCAGGAGACACATTAGCCAGATCTGCTGCGTCAATATCAGCCCTGAAATTCTTCAAATACTTCTGTTCTTCAGCAATTTCTTTGTGTAGCCAGTTAAGGTTTTCTTTCGTCAAATCCTCAGCCCCGCCATATTCAATCCGTGCTGCCGTGTATATCCCCTCGTGCTGCTTAGCAAAAGTATCAGCCATTACCCTTTCCCATGCTGCCGATGTCAAATCACCTGATACCAATCCATCAACATGTCCAGCTATTTCGTCTTTGAAAGCGTCCAGCAAGTTTGCCTTTTTACTCCCCCACATTCTGTCCATGCACTGCTCATATTCCTTCAGCGAACCATACTTCGCATCAAATACATTCGACAATCTATCATATACGCTCTTTGTTACATCATCAGCCAGCTTTTTCTGCCAGCCTACCCGCTCTACTAATCCAGCCAGTTGTTGAGCCTCCCAACCCAAAATCTCAGCATGTTTTACCGTCTCGGCAGACAGTTCACTAATGCCATCTTTCACTGATACCATGATGGTTTTTAGCTGTTGTCTTGACAAATTAGCTGCCTCATCTGCCGTGATGGTTTTACTTGCCAATAGTCCAAGAGCTGCTTTTGACTGCTTTCCTCTCATCACAGCTTGCAATTCTTTCTTGCTATCCCGCCAGACCTTATCGACCTTATCGATATATCCGTCCAGCAGCTTTTCCTGTTCGGTTTGTTCATAGAGTTTTATCATTTTTTAGCCTTTGTTAAAATTTCATTCAATGCTGTAATATATTGCAACCTCGATTCATGCTCCAGCCGTCTCGACTCTCTCAATCCCTGCCCTACCTTGAGACTGCCAACTAATCCTAATGGATTATCACCCACAGAATATCCCATCGTCTGTGCCACTGGCACGGTTGGAAAATTAGCCATGTCTTTCTTAATTCGCTCAATCTCAATATCAGTATCCTTGATACCGTATTCCCTCATGGCAGTTTCGATGCTTATCAATCCATCTTTTTTGGCTGCCCTTATTTCTGCCTTCTCTACTAATTTGTTATCCTCAATCTTAACGCCCCAAATAATATTATAATCTATCGATTCAGGATTGATACCGTTTAATAACAATTCTAAATCAAATATCGACTGTTTTAATTCTGCACCAATCATCTTATTGCAGGTTTGTATCCAAGAAATAAAACCTTTTATGCTTTCATTTGAGCTATCCCTAATGATTGAGCTTTCCTGTCCAGGGATAATTGCCAGTGGCACACCGCCAGCACCAAATAGTTGAGACTGCTGGTATTTTATATCTTCCATGTTTATCGGCTTAGTGTCGCCTGATATTTCCTTAATATCGACTAATCCGTTACTAAAAAAGTCTTTTATAGGGGCTAATTGGTTTGTGATAACTGCCCTGTTCATTTTTTTGTATTCCTGCACATCTTCAGGCTTGCCCGGGTTATCGCTGGTCCCGATTTTGTGATGTAATCTATATCCTGACTTTGTTGTCCTCAAAACTCCCTGATTAATCTCTGCGTTTTCTATTCGCTTATATAGCCTTCTCACTGAAGAAAATTGAGGTGAGCCACCTTCGCACTGTATCGAGTTCCACTCAATCCACATTATCTGCCAGTCAGCGAATTTACATGTCTCTTGTCCACCATATTTACTACCCTGATAATAGGCATTGTCAGCAGCAACCTCACCACCAAGCTCATAAGACCTGCCGTTTTTGTCAATCCGCTGATGAGTTAGCTCCGCTGCCAATTTTGTTGCCCTTATAATTTGATTGCCAGCAACCTCTATTTCTATCGGCAGCACCCCATCACGCACAAGAGGGATCATCCACCCCTGTAAAGTTCGTTCTAATCGTAACCTTTCGTTGACTTGATTTAAGATGTCTTGTGCCTTCTGTTCTTCTGCGGTTAGTTTTTCTTCCTTTGGTTTTACTACGATAGTATATCCGCCCTTAGTAAGATAAGCTGAAATTGTCTGAATGATACTGAATACCTGCCCTCGTTCATTATACATCGTTCTACAGTCAGTAATAACTGCAAGCCGACTGTTGTTTTGCACCATTTGAGCGTATTCAGCCCCACCCATTGGCATATCCACAATCTGTCCTGTCGTAGTTGTCGCAACTGTTTTGGCTTTACCCATCCCTACCATTTTTGAGATATTACCTATGATGCCCTTAATGTTCATTTATGCCTCCTATGCCTCCAACATCTGCCTCAAACTATCAATATCATATGCAGTTGATTCCATGTATGCCTTTTGCTGCCCCTTTTCTTTGGCATACTTTAACAACTGTGATAACGCGTCTATTTGATCATCATGCCTGCCAGATGGAAACGCTGATAACTCATCCACAAAATCCACTACCCAACCAGCATTCTCAGGCAAGTAGACTTTTCCTGCCTCAATGGTTGGTGACTGTGCGTTAAGCCTTTCTTTTTTATCGCCAGAAACTTGTATCCCGATTATCGGAATACTTGTCTCCCTTTTGATTTCCTGTATTAGCCCCTGTCCACTGGCTTTATCTTCAACGATTACTGCTGTAGGCAGCTCTTTATGATATTGCTGAATAACCGCTCGTTTCAGTTCTGGAGCTTCAACCTTAAATCTCCAAACATCAGTGATATAGTATCCAGTTTTAGTAACAACCATTGTGATACAAGCCGTGTAGTCGTTTTCTTCTTTCGTCTTGATTGCCGTATCCCACGATTGATATTTTGCCGTATAACTAGGTATCTCTTTGTAATATTTCCACCACTCTCGCTTGATAAGATTACCACTTTTTATCTGCGGGCTTTGCTGACATTGTGCCTCAAAGCCTGCTGTTCCCATCTCTTCCTTTATGGCTTGAATTTCTTGTATACCGTTTCTTGCTTCCCACAGGATGTCCCCTTCACGCCTTTGAATTTGTTTCTGGCTTATCGGATAGGAGATTATCCTGTCTTTGGTTTCCACCATCGGAAGCGTCAAGACCTCATATTGATGATCGCCCTCAAACTTCTTTCTTAGCAAGTGTCCTGTCAAATCGTCTATGTGCAACCTATGCATAATCAGTATAATGGCATCTTTTTTTCTATCATTCAGTCGTGTTGAAAATGTATTATCAAACCAATCGTTCGCAGCCTTTCGTTTGACATCAGATTGTGCCTCTTCAGTTTTGAGAACATCATCCCCAAGTAAATAATTTCCGCCCTTTCCTGTGATACTACCCCCGACAGAGGTAGCCAGCATTGAACCTTCTTGACTGTTTGCAAACCATGTCTTGATATTGGTATCAGTGGTTATTTTATCCTTTCCGCCCCATTTCGACTGATACCATTCTGACTGGATTATTCGTCTGCGTTTTACAGATAATTCAGTAGACAAATCCTGTGCATAGCTTGCAAATATCCACCTGCTGGTTGGTTGATGTATCCATGTCCAGCACGGAAACATTATTGAAGCTAATATGGACTTTGACTGACGAAACGGAATATTAATTATTAGCTTTTTAATCTGTTGTTGCTGCACCGCCGTCAGATACTCACAGATTAGGTCAATGTGCCAGTTGTGCAAATATTTTGTCCCCGGCTCAATTATGTTCCAAGCTGAACGGACAAAATGAGACAAAGACTGTTCGCATTTATAATAATCTTCATCTTGCAATAGCTGAAGATATTCTAATTGTTCTTTGTCTGTTAACATTTAACACCCTATACATCTATAACACACTTTTTAGATTTTGTCAATGATTATTTTGGAGTGGCTCACCGTTTTTCTTAATCTCTATGTTCGGGTTCAGGTTTAGCATTCGTTCCAAAATTACAGAGCAGTAATTGACATCCATCTCTGTCCCATAACATACCCTACCTGTTTGCTCGCAGGCTACCATTGTGCTGCCACTGCCAAGAAAGAGGTCTAAAATTATATCATCTTTTTTGGAAAAGTCATTTAATATTTCGCTTAATAATTTAACTGGTTTTTGTGTAGGATGAACTCTTTTTATCCCTTGTTCACCTTCTTTAAGTAAACCTTGCCAAACACATCTATAAATACGAGGGGGAAAATCCAAATTAGTCCAACATAATTCACAATCTGCAAAATTATTTCTTCTTGCTCCCTCTGGTTTTTTATCCCAACATATCCATCCACCCGATTTGGGTAATCTATTAGCATAATAATTTGCACCAAATAATATAATTTTTTCAGCTAAGTTTAATAAAAATGCTGGGTCAAATTCTTTATCGTCTCCTTCTATTGGTCTATAATAATTGGCATTTACCCACTTGTCTCCACCTACCTTCCCGAATTTAGTCTTACCACCTCTACCTACCTTAACGATATTTATCCCATAAGGCGGGTCAGTAAGCACCATATCTGCCTTCTCTCCTCCCATCAATCGCTCAATATCTTCTTTACAAATGGCATCCCCGCACAACAATCTATGCGTCAAATTCTCACTGCTAATCTCAAACAAATCCCCTCGCTCAACCTTGAATTTTGGCTCTCT